CAAGAGATGGGTTATACGTAAGTTTAGAAGACACAGTAGCAAAACCCCACGACATGTCTTCTAACAGTGTAGCTACTGTACCCGTGGCTACGGCTGCGTCCAAAATGGATCGACGCTCTGAATCATCATCAACCGAGACTATATGGGGTTTGCCAATGATCAATAAAGCATCGTTATACACCTGTCTCCAAGGCTCTGTGAGAGTTACTGAGCTTCGCTGAGATCGGTCACTTTCTTTGTACCCCTCATTGTCTATTACATGTTGAAGTCGCTTTTCATACGTCTTCTCAACATTAGCCAAAACGACTTCACTATCAGATGCAAACCGCGCCTTTATTTGATCCGCTAAATATGCTGCTAACAAGTTTTTAAAAGCTGGAGTCCATTTGTCAATCGTTGGAGTATCACTCACATAACGAATGTAAAGGGTTGGGTATTGTGATGCTATCGTAGAACCTTCAACGATGTAACGACTAACAGGTTCATCCAGTAGTGGATCAGCATGAACTTCCAATAAGCATAGGTAATCGCTTGGTAAATTAATCACGTTATCAAGGTCATGCTCTGTACTAGAACCACCACCTGAAATTTGATCAGTCTTTAAAGCAAATTGTGGTTTTGTCAACTCTAACAAGAAGTTAACAGCACCACCATTCATAACCACATCGAGTGCTGCTCTTGTCTCAGGGTTATCTGAATTGTTGATCAAATGCTGTTTACCAATTAAGTTGAGCGCATTGTTGTAGATGTGACGATAATCATCGGTCAAAGTGAATGACGTTGGTTGAGCACGTTCTAACTCTTTAATACTCTCATTTCCAATAACCCACGCCAGACGACTTTCATATTCATTTCTGATGTTGTTATAAATTGACACGGTAGTAGTGTTAGCACCTGTGTCTAGATCAAGACTGTTGGTGGTGCTAGACGCAGTATTAGCAAAACGAGCTTTCACCTGATCAGCCAAGTAAGCTGACATTAGATTTTTAAATGCAGCTGTCCAATTGATGCTGTTATCACTCTCAGCAATGTAACGAAGGTAAACTGGTGTGACCTCAGTTGCTATTGTGGTGCCTTCAAGTAAGTACCGGGTGATAGGTTGATCCAATTCATCATCTGCATACAAGTCAACAATTGTCACGAAGTCAGACGGTAGTGTAAACACCTGATTCAAATTGTGTTCAGGTGACGGTGAACTAGTTGCCAACTCAACAGTCTTCATTGCGAACTTAGGCTTCGATGCTTCAAGCATCAAATTCACAGCACCATTGTCCATCAATGTATCAAATGCAATGCGTACATGGTTGCGTTCGGCTGTGTTAGCTAATGGTGGTAGACCCAACAATGCCAACGCACCATTATAAACTTTCCTAGTACCATCTGAGAGTGTGAAGAAGTCGGCCAGTGGTCTCTGACCTTCAGGTTCTTCAAAACCTTCTGTCATCTTAAACTGAAGTAACTTGGAGTCGTATTCTTCACCTAACCAACCCATCACCGTTTGATCTTCAACAAACTGGGTCTTAACTTGTTCAGCCAGATATGCTGCTAACAATTGTTTAAAGCGAGATGTCCAATCAGCTGTGGTCTTATCGTCAACCACATAGCGCAACCAATTTGGTGATCGTGATGTTGCTATAGTGTTACCTTCAATCATATACCGGGTTAAAGGTTGATCCATATCAGACGAACTGTGAATCTCAACTAATGACAGATAGTTGCTAGGTAGTGTAGCAACCAATGACATATCATGATCAACGCCACCTGCACCACCATTTAGTTGTACCGTGGCAGTAGCAAACTTAGGTTTAGTGATCTCTAACAAATAATCAACAGCACCATTTGCCATAACTGCATCAAGTGCAGTGGTAAGTCTTGTCTCTTGTGATGTAGTGACTACGAGATTTTGTAGACCCATCATCGAAATGGCTTGGTTGTAAACCTTAGTGACTACAGTATCGCGAGTGTACTGTCGTGCTATTGGTCTAAAATTTGATTTTTTACGTTCTTCAATTTTTACCGCAACTTCTACACGGCTCGCAAATATCTGATTTAACTTCTCGATCTTCTGTGGTGCATAGCGCGGTGCGATTTGTACGGCTAGATAAGCAACTACAACATTAGCGAATGACGGCGACCAATCAGTTAAGACCGTGTCATCACGCACATACCTGATCCAAGTGTTTGTCGCAATATCAGTGTCTAGATTGCTGCCTTCGATTACATATCGTTCAGTCTTCTCAGCAAGTTCACTATCACTAAACACACCGACCATAGACAAATAGTTAGATGGTAATGAATACCTGTACTGAAGTGTGTGATTCGATGGTGTTGTTGGTGATGCTAGTTGTGCTGTGAGAATTGCAAAGTCTGGTTGCACTAACTCAAGACAGGTGTCAATGCCTGTTGGGTCTTCTTCATAGTGCACGTCAAGCAATAACTCAGCCTCACGACCCGGTCCTAGTGACGTTAGTTTTCGTTCACCAACTAACGCTAATGCTTGGTTGTATAGTGATAACTGAGTTATTGCCATGATTTTAGTCCCCTAACGACTCAATGTAGTCGTCTAGTTCTTTAGCTGCTTCCTGCTTGGTAGCAAGACCTTCTTTGATGTGTTCACCATCAGATAGTCTAACGATACACCACTTCAAAGGTCCTTTGAGTTTCAACTCGTATTCACTGGGTACATCTTGAAATAATTCAACATGATCCAATGCAACACGGTCTATGATTCTCATCTTGACGTTCTTCTTGTCGTTGAATGTAACAATCAACATAGCACGCCATGAGAAATCATCCGCCAATATGCGAATCTCATCAGTTACTTGCAACTTGTTGAGTACGTGGCTCCACAACTGATTCGATACCAGTTGTTCTGCTGTAATGTCACTCGGGACAGTTGCAGTAAACGTCTGAAACGCATGAGGTCCGAGTGTTAAATCACTCCCCCTCAATGGAACGACATTGTCTTGTTCTGACATAACTTTAGTCCTTTATTTTAGTTGAAAAAAAAGACGCACCCCATGTTGGCGATGCGTCTTACGTGGGGAACCACATAAGTGGTTTAGTCAGTGTCAGTGACTGATACAGGTGTACCATCTGACAGATCAACGGATTGATCTGACCCGGTGCCAACTGATACAACCACATAACGATGGGCGACTGTTCCACCTGCTGAATCAATTTGATCCACGATGTCACCGACTTTCATGCCCAATTCACGACCATTGCTAATGTACCCGGTAACCCGAACAACAGTAGCAGCATCGGCTGAATCATACAGCCAAACGCTACCGCCATTCTTACCGACCATTTGCGAAATGAGCGCAGGGGGATTGCTAGTTGCATATGCCATTAGTAATCACCTCCTATTATGACAACGCAGAATCGTCATGCAGCATCTTAACGATACCGCTATTCTGCAAGATTTTAGAACCCATCATTGTGCTACAACGCGCCCATGACTTGGCGTTCTTTCTGTCGTAACCAACTTCGGTTTCAAGGGACTCCATGTCACAAGCATGACCAATGGCCTTGCGTGAGTACATGTAGCATGAAGCGCTGCCTGTACCAACACCATCAAGTGCAGCGTCAACAATCCAGTTAACACCATACCATGCGAAAGCCTTGTCTTTCGACACACCTTCGAACTTGGATGACTTAATGTAATCGGCAGACGTGAACTCATTCATACCCATCAAGTAACCATAGAAAGCTGGTGTGATGAGTGCAAAGACTTCGTCGTCCTGGTCAGCGAATGCGTTAGCCAACTTAGTTTTAGCAATAGTAACTCTGGTTAGAGTTGCTGTTGCAGCTGCACCCCACGTAACTGTAGCGTTAGCAAGTTCAGCATGAATGTCTTTGTCAACCTTACGATTAACAACAGACATGCTTGTTTCTTGCATAATGCGACGACCGTCACCCTGTGAAGCGTAGATGTTAAAGTTGGTACGCTCTGGTACGTCATGCCACTCTTTGAGTGTACACTGGTACTGATTTAGGTTATCAGGACGTGTGGGAATGTCACCATTCACACCGCGAGTAACCGCTTCTGCACCGCCAGAATCAGCAACAAGAAATGTTGCGACTTGACCTCGAATGTCAGTCTCAGTAGTACACGTGTGACGTGCTAGAGACTGGCGCTTCTCGAAGCCAGCAATGAACTCTTGGCGATACATCGTTTGAAATGCCGTATCTGACATTGCGATGATCCTCAAAAATTAAAGGTTAAAATTCCAACCAGATTTTCGAGTTAGCCTCTAGCCTTAGCGTGATGTGGGTTAGCCGGATTCACCGGGGCCACCACCAAGAATTCAAGGGGTCTACTTATCGGCCACGATGCAACATTACTGCATACTGGCCTTAGCGTCAATAAGGTCCTGATATCGCTTCTGAGCAGCTGTGTCTTTGTACCACTCAGGTGTACCCATTCTAGCCTCAAGCGCTGCAATCTCAGTCTCAATGGTTTGAGCCGGGTTACTACCAGAAGGCACGACAGTAGCTGCCGGGTTAACTTTACGAGCAATGTCGGCAAACAAAGTCATTACCTCTGGTGAGTTGAATATCTTGCGACCATTGGGCATCATGGCATGTTCAAATTCATCTTGCATTTCTTCAGGTAAAGCACCCAGTATTGTGTTACGAATCAAATTGATGTTGGTGTCATAGTCACCCATCCACGCTTCACGCATGACCGTTGTAGCTTCTTCACGATGTCGTGTCTGCTCGCCCTGCATTTTCTGCATCTCAACTTCGCGACCTTTAAGCATCGCATTGGCTAAGATACTCACAGCTTGAGGGGGTATGTTAGCTGAATGTGCAGCTTCATAGACTGACGACATAACAAGGTTATCATCATCACTTAAAACTAAGCCTTCATCGAGTGTTAATTCATAGTCGTCTGCTTTCTCAGGTACCCCCATAAGTTCCCTGTACGCAGCAACCTCTTCATCACTCGATTCAGCTGTTGGTGGTTTTAATGGCGTGATTTCACCACTGCGAATCTTCTGTTGTGCCTCAAAATAATTGTTAGCGAAAGTCTTAAAGTCAGTCAACCTCTTCAACTGATTTAACTTTGACTCATCACCATCTGCCAACTGCTCACGCCAGTCATCAGGTACTGAGTCAATGAATTTACCTTGCTCACCGCCACCAGCATTTGGATCACCAGCATTTGGATCACCAGCATTTGGATCACCAGCATTTGGATCACCAGCATTTGGATCACCAGCATTTGGATCACCAGCACCACCAGCACCACCGTCATCACCTGCCTGATTCATGTAAACAGTTCTTAAAAAATTACGATACATTGTCGTCTTCTCCCACGATTAACCTACCTATTGGTACATTTAATATTTTGAGCATCTGTTGTCCTACAAACGCTCGACCATTCAAGAATGATGTTTGATCACTATCATTCGGTACATAACAGAGATCATGTGATCTTGAATATTTGTTGATGATAACACGCAGTACAAGTTGTTGTTGTTCTGCTGTCGCTTCACCACTTTTCATCGCCTTAATCGCATAAATCTCATCACGAGTTAAGGGTGTGAGTTTGAATGCTTCTGGTATTTCCGCCACGAGTTACCCCAAAATTGTCTGATCACTCCTACTGTAATAGTGACCGTTGTTGAAATAGCACTCTTGACCATCTTTTGCAGCCTCACGAATGCGTGCACGCTTAAGTGTTTTTAGTAATACGTCTTCAGACTTCGCTTCATCATGTGGGTGTGATGGTAGTACATCTGATATTTCCTGAAGTGTCATGCCTTCAGGTGGCAGTGTCCTAGCTAACTCTAACGATAGAATTGATGTGGGTGTTGTTACCCTTTCTCCAGTTCTACGCTCTTTGGACTCAATCATTGTACGCCAAATATACATTGCTGTACCAACGATCCATAAAACAACACCAGACCAAAACGCCCTATCTACTTGATCTGGTGCGATACCAAGATATTTGTGAACTAACCCCTCACCAAAGAATGTTAGAAACATTATGAACACACCAAAGTACGCATACATCTGACCCATGGATAGACCAAGAAAGTAAGCCAACAATGTATTCTTAGTTTCGTCGTTCATTCCTTCACCTTGTCAATCAGTTCAGCAATCTCTCTGGCATTATTTACCCCGGCTATAAGTACGCCCAATATGATGAGAGCAATCATCACCCACCGTACATTAGGGCCAGCCCAAAACGACACCATAGACGCAGACTGTGCTATTTGGTCTAACGTGGCTTTAATTTCAGCGACAGCGACAGGCATGTCGTGAAGTTCATTCATGTCTTCTTGGATCATTCCCAACTTGAGATCAACCTCAGTACGATGGGCGATACCACTCTTGATCCAATCACCCATCTCCTGCGCATGTTCTTTGGTCTGCTGCTCCAAAATTACCACCCTATGCTCAAGTCGCTTTATGTCATCACTGTCAGTCACTTGATGTCCTTATCCGGCCTCAGCTTGCGCCATGATCTGTTGTTGGATTTGTTGCGCCATGATGATGTCGTTTGCAGCTTCAGGATCAGTCAACCACCGTGATGGAGCACCTGTACCTGTGATGGCATCTCGTAGCGCAGTTCGTAGGTCAACATCAGCACCAACATTAGGATCAAGCTCGATAGCTCTAGCCAACATGTCTGCCGATTGATTGAAACGCCTCACAGCCTCTTCACTTTCATCTGGTGTGAGTGGTGAATCAAACTTAAACTCAACCTCTTGTCCCCTGAGTTGTGGGGGTACATCATACGGTGACCCAAGCAAGTTATGATCCATTGCAATCTCAAACGCTAACTCACAAATCTGCCCGTTGTCTTCAGCTTCAATAGGTGAGAACAGTGGTAGATTCTGCCGTCTGAATTCCTTCATACGCTCCTGCACCTCGTATGCAGTCATATCACCACTTGTTGGGTCAGGTAGAGTTAACTTGTTAGCATAGAATACGGACTTGAGAGTTTCATTGATGCGCTCACGTTCAGCATCACCTACTGGCCAACCACCACGATCTTGATTCAATGTGCGAATACTTTGCCCAAGTCGCTCATCATATTCCTTGTCAACCCAAGTCACGCCATCCGACGATAAATCTACACCGCCCTTCAACACCTCATGAGTCGCTACGATTGGTGGACGCGCATAACGTTCAGCAGCTTCCATAAGTGTATGTGTCATGGCTTGTAAACAGCGTGCGTCAGGTAGACCCACAGCTGTTGCAGGTGAATACGCATACGCACCACCACTAATTGTTTGAAACCGGGGTACAACGTACTGACGATGATTGACACCAACTTCTTCGATGATGTGCTTGTTCGTTGGGTCAAAATAAATTGATACGTATGGGTATCTGTCTGCCGCTTCAGGCTCATACAGTTCAGTCGGTAGACAGGTGTGTTGCACAGCCGCTTCAGCAAACGGCGACTTCTTGAATTTCTGCACCATCTGTGGTGCTAGTTTCTCAGTACCAAATACATGTTGTAGCACATGGTACTGTGGATTCCATTTACGAAATAAGCCACCCACTTGACCATTGTCGTCTTCGAACCATGCACAGTCTCGAAGGTGCCATGTATTGAATAACAAGCCATTCATCTTCTTGTTCATGCGACATGACTTAACTGACTGACCAAAAGTCACAAAGTCATGGTCTGACTCTTTAGCTGAACGAATGAAACCTGCATCACGTCGATACATTAACTTTCGAAGTTTAATGGTGCGATCTTGAAGCCACGCCTTTGATAAATGGTTAGTTGAGAAGTCAACATCCATCTCAAACCAATGACCATCACGAAGCATTGAGCCTAATGAATCACCTAAGTCACGCCGTAAAAGCACAGGGTACGAATCCATCAAGTGATCAGCAAACTCATTACCGATATTCCGGGTAGTCGTGAAGTCTGCACGCTCTGGATAGAAGTGATCTGAAATCGTTTGCCAAAGTGTCAAACATGGTCGTTGATACTGAAATTGTTTGTCAGACATACCAACTAATTGATCTGGTTCTAACTTAGCCAAGGTTGTTACTCCTACCACCTGTGAGTGCTGTACCTGATCGACCACGACCAGCCAAACGTCTTTGAGTATCCCTCGCTTGACGTGCAGCTGAGAGTTCATCGTCTGGGATTGGCGCAACCTTTTTTTCCACCTCTGGCGCGACTTGTGGCTGTGGTGTAACAGCCGTCGAATCCCCCACAAATAAACGCTTTATCGCTTTCATGTCTCAACTCCTATCGTATCTTGATGCGCTTCGAGGTCGTGTTTTGACCTCTGGTGGTATGAAATCTTCGCTCTGAGTCTCCTGTTTAATCGATGGAAACAGTTCAGTCAAGCCCCAGATCAATGAATCTGCCCTATCTGGAGACTTAATACCTTGGTATCCAGCCACCGAAAAGTCGAGCATTTGTTCTTCTAACTCAGGGAAATAGCCAACATGATGCACCATACCCTTGTTGTACAAGTGACTGATTGGCTCTGCCCTCACAACCTTACCACGACTGGCATGTACAAGCTTTACGGGTAGATTTGAGTTCTCGGCTTGCATGGTTGCTCGAACCATATCACCACCAAAATTCTGCTCTGCAATGACAGCATCAGCCATGTGACGTTCAAACGCTGAGTTGACGATACTCGCCCATTGTTCTGGTCCCCACTTACCCGACAAGTCTTCAATCACATAGGCATGCCCGTTAGTACCTAGACCAATGACTGTGATGCCCACTTCATCAGATCGTTCGTCTTCATCACCACTACACCCTGACGGGTCAACAGCAATGACAATCCTTACGAAGTTGGGTAGAGGTTTATCAGCAGTCGCAAGTTCGCGTTGCACCTCTAATACTTCGTCAGTCCACAACATACCCTCATCATCATCAGCGAACTCACCAAGTTTGAATCGCTTACGTGCACGATCAGACATGTTGTCAAGTTCATCAAGATACGCACTTGATATGTTGTCGAGATTGTCAGCCGGATTCATTTGACAATAACCAATGCTAAATGGGTCTCTGATAGGCTTACGACTGATTGGGTGTTTCTTCTCAATGAAGTAAAGATATGTCCAATGACGTTTTGATGGTGGATTGAAGTCGTAGTAACACTTCAGATTCATTTCATCCGTTGTACCATCAATACACACCTTCTGTGCTAGTCGAGACCGTGCAAGTTCAACTGACTGCCATGGTATCTGTGAACACTCGTTGAATCCCATCGTCACAAATTCCTGACCTAGAATCTTTTCGGTTCGTTCTTTGTCATCCAGACCACCAAACCATATTTGTGACCCATTATCGAATTGATAGTAATAGTTAGGAGACTTAACCCAGTTGTCAGGATTGTACATCCCTTCAGGGAAACAAAGCTGCATCACTTTAGGGAATGTATCAGCGATGACAGCAGCAGCAAGGGAGTTGAATCGATACTTGAATATGACGTGACGTGAACCGGGTGCCAGTAGAGAGCGAATGATCATCGCTCGAATCCACCAGAACGTTTTGCCTGATCGACCACCACCACCCATACCACAGTGACGTGCAGCTGACGTTAGTAAGTCTTGTGCACGCAACTGGGCTTTGTTGGGTTTAAACTCTGGGTTTAGTTGGGTCGATATATCCACCAGACTTCACCATGATTTCATAATGGACATGTGGGATCATCCCCCGACCGGGGTATCGTAGTGTGATATCTTGCGCCTCACCAATGATGTCGTTAGTACCAACAGACTCATTTAACGCAACAACAGGGTCAACGTAAAACACTCGATGTCGTAAACCTTCGCGATCTGTGATCTCAACGTACCTGTATGGTTCACCTTCACCAGTGGTAGGGTCGGCATCACCATAACCAGAACCATATGTGTAGCCCAGTTTTGTGACTTTACCCCATGCAGGTGAATAGATTATCGATCCCGGTACACACGAGTAATCTTGACCATTGTGTACTCGTGATCCACGAGAGGCACCGAAATACCCATCACCTGATGGATCATTCTCCCTCTTCGGTAGTATCGCTCTGATCATCAGACACCCTCCCCTTTTGTGGTGTGAAATTCAAACCACCAACAGCTGGTACGCCAACATCAACATCAGTGGTGGCGGTGTCACCAGCATCAACATCAGTGGTGGCGGTGTCACCAGCATCAACATCAGTGGTGGCGGTGTCACCAGCAT